TGTGGAACTTGCCCATATCAGGTTCAGCATTTAAGAAGGTGTACTACGACCCAGCGTTGGGTCGCCAAGTATCGATGTTCATACCAGCAGAAGATGTGATTCTGCCGTACGGAACGTCTGAGATGACACTCGCGCCACGCGTGACACACCGCATGCGCAAGAGCGAGAACGAGATTAAGCGTCTTATCAATGCAGGGTTCTACCGCGACATCGAGTTGGGTGAACCAAGCAAAACAGTTGACGAGATTCAGAAAGCCAAAGACAAAGAGACAGGCTTTAGCGCGTCATACGATGACCGCTTTCAGTTGCTTGAGATGCACGTTGAACTTGACTTGCCCGGCTTTGAAGATAAAGACGAAGATGGCGAAGAGACAGGCATCGCACTGCCATACGTCATCACGATGGTCAAAGACACCAAAGAAATTTTGTCTGTCCGCCGCAACTGGAAAGAGAACGACGAGTTACACAAAGCACGCCAGCACTTCGTGCATTACCAATACATACCCGGCTTCGGAGCGTATGGCTTTGGTTTGATTCACTTGATTGGTGGTGCCGCTAAGAGCGCAACATCTCTTACACGCCAGTTGGTTGATGCGGGTACGCTGTCTAATTTGCCCGGCGGTTTGAAGACCCGTGGCTTGCGTATCAAAGGAGACGACACTCCCATCGCACCGGGCGAATACCGTGATGTGGACATCACATCAGGCACACTAAAAGACAACATTGTCAACCTGCCATACAAAGAGCCAAGCCAAACGCTGTTGGCGTTGATGAATCAAATCGTTGATGACGCACGTCGATTTGCGGCGGTCGCTGATATGAAGGTAAGTGACATGAGCGCGAACGCGCCCGTGGGAACTACGCTGGCTATCTTAGAGCGCATGTTAAAGGTGATGTCTGCTGTACAGGCTCGACTGCACTATAGCTTGAAACAAGAATTAAAACTCTTGGCTGGCATCATCCGCGACTACACAGACCCAGACTATTCATACGATGCTGATGGCCCACGTGGCGCACAAGCCAAAGAGTCTGACTACCACAAGGTAGAAGTTATTCCTGTAAGTGACCCCAACGCCGCGACCATGAGTCAACGCGTTGTTCAGTACCAAGCCGTCATGCAGATGGCGCAACAGGCACCACAGATTTATGACTTACCACAGTTGCATCGCCAGATGTTAAATGTGTTGGGTGTTAAGCATGCTGAGAAACTCGTGCCGTTGGAAGACGACATGAGGCCAGTTGACCCAGTCACAGAGAACATGAATATCATGAAGGGTAAACCAGTCAAAGCGTTTATCGCCCAAGACCACAAAGCCCACATCGCTGTTCACATGGCGGCGATGCAAGACCCCAAGATTGCACAAGTGTTGGGTCAGAATCCGCAAGCACAGATGTTGATGGCGGCGGCACACGCACACATCGCAGAACACCTTGGGTTCGCATACCGCCAACAAGTCGAAGAGCAGTTGGGAGTACCCCTGCCTGCACCAGACCAACCGTTGGACCCGAAAGTGGAAGCGCAACTCGCACCGTTGGTGGCACAAGCCGCACAGCAGTTGCTACAAAACAACCAGAAAGAGGTTGCACAACAGCAAGCCCAACAACAAGCACAAGACCCAGCCGTTCAGATCGAACAAGCACGGTTGCAGTTGGAAGGCAAGAAGGTCGAAATTTCCGAGAAGAAACTACAGATGGATGCGGCTGCGAAAGCAGATCAACTCGACATCGAGCGCGAACGCATCGCTGCCCAAGAACGAATCGCTGGTATGCAGACTGGCGCAAAGGCTGAGAGTGACAAGTTGAATCTCTCTGCTAAACAACAAGCCGAAGGCTTGCGTATAGGTGCTGAAGTGGCTAGAAACCAAGCACAGATGCAACAACAATCCGCCCAACAAAAGGCGCAACAACCGAAGGAAACTGATTGATAAAAGAACTTGAAATATTGCGAAAGAAATTTCGCGAACGCATGAACGAAGTAGCCGATAACGTGGCTACGGGCAAGTGCGCTGATTTTGGTGAATACCAAAAACTTTGCGGGGTGATCGAGGGACTGGCCTACGCAGAGAGGGATTTAATCGACCTCGCGGAAACGATGGAGAAAAACGATGAGTGAACTCACGCTAGAACCCGGCATGTATGCCATACCTGATGTACCAGCAATTTCTGAAAAAGAAGTCGAGAACATCCCCTTCGAAGACAGAGCCAAACAGTTGCCAAACCCACAAGGTTGGATGCTGTTGGCGGCAGTAATCGATGTGCCTGAGACGTTTGAAGGCTCAAACATCATTCGCGCTGAAGCCACCCGTAGAGCAGACGAGATGACCTCGCCTGTCTTATATGTGATGGAACTTGGCCCCGAATGCTACAAAGATGAAACTAAATTCCCTAGTGGACCCCGCTGTAAGGCAGGTGATTTCGTTTTGACGCGCCCGTATGCGGGAACACGCGTAAAGATTCACGGCAAAGAATTCCGCTTGCTTAATGATGACCAAGTAGAAGCAACCGTGCAAGACCCCCGTGGCATAAGCCGCGCTTAAGGAGATAGTTATGTCAAGATTTAAAGGCGATACGTTTAAATTCCCAGACGAAGTACAAGTCAACGTCAAAAACGATGATACGGAAACCAAGGTTGAATTTGAAATTGAGGGTCAAGAACCCGAAAAAGTAAGTAAAAAGGTTGAAAAGCAAGAACCTGAGATTGAAATTGTTGACGATACCCCGCCCACAGAGACGCAATACGACACCAAAAACAAGCATGTAGAAGACCCTACAGAAGAGGAATTGGACTCGTATTCGTCAAATGTACGCAAGCGTATTGAGAAATTGACTTATGCACGGCGTGACGAAGAGCGTGCAAAGCAAACGGCTATACAAGAAAAGCAAGAACTTGAAAAGTTAGCCCAGTCGTTCGTTGACGAGAACCGCCGCTTGCAAGAATACGTGCAAAGTGGTGAGAAGGCGTACATGGAAAAGGTCCAGACGCTGGCAAAGATAGAACTCGACAATGCCAAGGCCAAACTCAAGCAGGCGTACGATGCAGGGGATTCTGAGGCTCTTGCTTCCGCACAGGAAGAAATGATGCTTGCAGGCATGAAAGTGCAGCAAACACAAAATTTCAAGCCTACCCCTTTACAACAGCAAAATGATGTTGTACAGTCCGCTCAAACAGCCCCCGCACCTGCGGCACCCAAGCTGGACCCGAAGACATCCGAATGGATAGAACGGAATCCTTGGTTCGGTGACGATAAGGAAAAGGCCATGTCAGCTTATGCGATGGGACTGCATCAAGAATTGGTAGACAAATACGGGCAAGACTTTGCCCGCACCGATGAGTACTTTACTCAAATCGACGACAACATGCGTCGCACATTCCCCAACAGGTTTAAGTCTGATTCAGATGACGAACCAACTGTTCGGGACACTCCCAAAAACAAACCCGCAACTGTTGTTGCGCCTGCAAATCGTGTGACGTCTGCGAAAAAAATTCGCTTGACTCAAACGCAAGTATCACTCGCCAAACGACTAGGTGTTCCCCTAGAAGTTTACGCAAAACATGTAGCTGCAATGGAGAATAAATAATGGCTGAAATCGACCGCACCGCACGTACTAAAACAACCCGCGACGCTATCAAACGCGTTGGGTGGCGTCCTGCTTCAGTTTTGCCAGACCCAGACCCACGTCCGGGTATTGCTCACCGTTGGATTGCAACATCTGTTTTGGGTGAATCTATGCACACTAACGTGTCTAAAAAACGACGCGAAGGTTGGGAAGCTGTCAGAGCCGAGGACTATCCAGAACTAGAAATTCCGGGTAACGCCAGTGGCAATGTGGAAGTCGGGGGCTTGATGTTATGCGCGTGCCCACTTGAGATTGTGCAAGAACGCAATGCTTATTTTGCGATGCAAGCACAAGCTCAAACTGACTCTGTAGATTCGAAGTTCATGGGTCTTAGCGACCCGCGTATGCCGACTTTTACTGAGAAAAAATCAAATGTGTCTCGCGGCACAGCTTTTGGTTCTGGTTCTTAATCTTTTTTTGGAGTCTTAAATGGCATTTCCTACCGTTTCGGCACCTTACGGCCTAGAGCCCATCAACTCGCTTGATGGTAAACCCTATGCTGGTGCAATCCGCCAAATTCCAATTGCTGCTGGTTTCGGCACCGCTGTTTTTAATGGCGATACCGTTCAAATCAACAGTGATGGTTATTTGATTAAATCAACTTCTACTAACGCTGGAACTATTGTTGGTGTTTGCATGGGTGGTCAGTACGTTAATTCGTCTGGTCAAACCGTACAAGGTCAATATATCCCCGCATTGGCTTCAACTTCTACAAACTTGGCTTATGCCTACGTTGTGGATGACCAACAAGCTCTGTTTAAAGTGGCCGTTGTTACCTCTGGTACAACTATGGGCACCGCAAGCCGCGCTGATGTTGGCTCTAACGTCGCTTTGGTATTGAACGCAGGCAACACTAGTACTGGCAATTCAGCTTTTGCTGTGACATTGACTGGCGCTGGTACTACTGCAACTATCCCAATCCGTGTTATCGACGTAGTTGAACAAACTGCAACTGCCCCCGGTGTTTACGCCGAGTTGTTGGTGAAAATCAACGCCCACCAATACAACAACACCACTGGTGTTTAAGGAGCATAAATAATGGCTATTTCACGCGCACAACTACTTAAAGAATTGCTCCCCGGCTTGAACGCTTTGTTCGGCATGGAGTACGCTCGTTACGGCGAAGAGCATAAAGAAGTCTTCGAAACCGAAGCTTCTGAGCGTTCGTTCGAAGAAGAAACCAAACTGTCTGGCTTCTCTGCCGCACCAGTCAAAAACGAAGGCTCTGCCATTTCGTATGACAACGCGCAAGAAGCATGGACTGCCCGCTACAACCACGAGACTATCGCTCAAGGCTTCTCCATCACTGAAGAAGCAATGGAAGATAACTTGTATGACAGCTTGTCTAACCGTTACACCAAGGCTTTAGCCCGTGCAATGTCTTACACCAAGCAAGTCAAAGCGGCATCTGTTTTAAACAACGGCTTCTCTTCTAGCTACCTCGGTGGCGACGGCGTTGCTTTGTTCTCTACAGCACACCCCTTGGTTTCTGGTGGCGTTAACGCTAACACTCCATCTACCCAAACCGATTTGAACGAGACTTCCCTTGAAGCCGCCGTTATCCAAATCGCTGGTTGGACTGATGAGCGTGGACTGTTGATCGCTGCTAAACCACGCAAGTTGGTTGTTCCTCCACAATTGATGTTCGTTGCTACCCGCCTGTTGGAGACAAACCTCCGCGTCGGTACTAACAACAACGACATCAACGCGTTGAAGAACAATGGTTCGATTCCAGAAGGTTATACAGTTAACCACTTCTTGACCGACACCAATGCTTGGTTCTTGTTGACTGACGTACCTAACGGTTTGAAGCACTTTGAACGTGTGCCTTTGGCAACTTCAATGGACGGTGACTTCGATACCGGCAACGTGCGTTATAAGGCTCGTGAGCGTTATTCGTTCGGCTGGTCTGACCCACTAGGCGCTTTCGCCTCATCTGGCTCTTAAAAAGAGCAGAAAGGGGGGCTTCGTGCCCCCCTTTTTTATTGACATCATAGAAATATGGTGTATATTTAAAACATCTGGGTGATTGACTCTATCGGACTGCCCCAGCAGACGATGCAACGATTGATAGAGTTACTTTTGCATAAGGACTATTGTCATGGCACGTTCCACATTTGAAGGCCCAGTACTATCTGGCACACAACGTTTTAGCCCATACCGTAACGTAGGTTACGCGCAACTAGAACAAGACATCTATATTGATTATTCCGTTACTACTAACGCCACTGCTGGTTACGGCGGCGCGTCTACTCAGTTTGTAAACGGAAACACTATTCCTAACACAAACGCTACCATCTACACAGCGGCAGGTGGAGCAACAAACCCCCCAGTAGCAGTAGTTCCTACCGCTGACACTACATCTGCGATCTATCGCGGTGTGACATTCTGGGTTCCTACAGGTTGTACTATCGACTCAATCACAGTTGATTACATCCTTGCTTTGACAGTTACCAGCGGTACAACTGCTGCTTTCACTGGTGTAGATTGGTACTTCTCTAACGGGTTTGTGACTAGTGCACCTACCTACGCAACTGTTGCTTTGGGTACTACTACTGTTGGCACTGCAGGTCGTAAAACTACTACTTACACTGCGGCTAACTTGACTAACATGTTGGCAACAACTTCTGATATCAACACAGGCACAAGCAGCCC